TTCCAGATGGCGATTTGCGATTAAGTCAATGTTTATAATGGTTTAAAGCCATTTTTGACGTGCAGTAGAAAATCCGGTCAACCGATTTTTGTCAGTCATGGTGACCAAACCGATTTCATACAAAACGCTTTTTAGCCTTATAAAATAAGGGAAAAGGTGATTCGTATGACAGTATGTAGTACAGTACGACATTTGAACGACATACAGGAGCAGTTATGGCAGATATATTTGATTGTGTAAAAGTATCGGACAATATACGTCCAAGATATACACCATATGAAATTATTTATATGATAAAAGAGAAACAGAAACAGAGTGGATTATCACTTGAAGAATTTTGTGCAAAATACAATTTAACTTTAGAAGGATATGAAAAACTAATATCTTATAAAGGAGTATTTAATTGGAAAATTTATTATAAGTGTGCAGAGATTTTAGAAGTTAATGTCGACAAGTTATTAGAAGAATATATTGATGATATTTCTGTTTCTAACGATAAGACATTTCTCTTGGCAAATAAATTGTTTAATGAAATTATTATACAGGAGAAAATCGCTAAGTAGTAAGGAGAAACAGATAAATGAAAGCAGTATTAAAATATGAATGGAAATCTAGGGATACAAAAACAATTTTCTCAATATTAGCAAAGAAGAAAATTAAAATAATAGAAACATCTGACTTTGGAGAAGTAACAATTTATATAAAAAATTATGATACTTTAAATGAATTAGTTGCAGAGCTTAATTCTGAAACTACTTATGGTGTGGTTGTTAAAAAGGTAAAAGAGCATAAATTATTAATCGAAAAAATTGCAGAATGGATGATGACATAAAACAACAGTTTTATGGGGAAATGACCATCGTGAATCCCTTATTTTTAAAGGGATTGCGAAAATGGAATTTTGAGAAAATTCATAAAAAGGAGAAAAAATGTTACTTGCTATTATATTAACAATTATTTTTACAGTATCATTTAGGTTTTGCTTAAATGAAACAGAAATATCAGATCGAATTGTAGTATTTAGCTTTAGCTATTTTGTATTATTTATTATAGGTATTTCTATTTTTATGATTATGGGAAATTCTGTCTTTTCTGGAACTGCTAATCAAGAAATGATTACAAAAGAAGAATCTATTGTGTCGTTTATAGACAATAAGGATAACCCAGTTTACGTTAAATATTCATTTAAGTGGAATGGTGGAAGTACATATAGATATGTAGAACAGAACGGAAAATATCTTGAGTATAAAGAAATCCCAATTAGTGCAGACGTAAATATAGTAGAAGGAAATTATGAACCGGTGTTAATTACTCATAGTTATAAAGCAAATAAAAATTGTGATCTATTATTTGGTCAAACTGCAAATAAGTTTACACATGATACTTGGTATGAATTTTATATACCGGAGGGGACTTTTATTACATATTAATGGAGGATAAGAAAATGTTATATGGGCTTAAACATCGTGATTATAGAACGATTAATTATACAGAAGATTTGGATGAAGCATATAAATTTTGTGCAACGCATCCTGGATATGAGATTATAGCAGCTGAAAAGTTAAAAAAAGACATTGATTATAATGAAACTGAGTTTATTTATAGATATATTGTTTCTTTTAATTTATCAATGGATGAAAAGTCTTATGTCATGATAAAACACTTAGAGAATGAACCAGAATTTAATTATTGTAATTGCTATACTAAAAATTTTGAATTCCATGATTCAGTAGGTGCTTATAGAGAAGGACGGCGTGTCTACTTCAATATTTTTATTGGAGAAAGAAATTATAGCATTGCTTGTAAAATTGCTGAAGAGTATTTAAATAAATTAATTAATATGGGCAATGGAAAAGTTACAAAAGAAAACATTGAGTTGATGAATGAAGAATTACGAATTGCTAAAAAATAAAGTATTTATATAAGGTTAGATATTTTGAAGATGCAATTCGCAAATCGAAAGTTTATATAAAAAATAAAGAAAACGATTTACAGAAATTAAAAGAAGAATATGAAAAAGAAATTGGAAGTAAATAATAGCTGAAAAGCATTATAAAAGATATATAAATTAAAAAAGGAGAAAAGATAACTATGATGAACAATTTTTTTAATGGTATGTTTGGTAAGGTAGGAACTGGCATGTGCAGACTTTCTATGAGCGGCGGTATTGCAGTAAAAACATCTAATGGCTATAAAAGCTATAATGTAAAAACTGGCAGACTTACAAATTGTGATAACTTTGCATTTGATATTGGGCAGGATTTCTTCTTTATTATTCCAACAAATAAAGTTAACGTAGGCGATATTATTTTCGCCAATGGAAAACCTAAATGTGTTATTAAAGTAGAGAAGAATATGATTACGGCAATTAATTATGAAGATTCTACTGTAGAGAATATTGTTCCTGAGCGACATGTATTTATGGGAAATACATATTTTTATGGAAAGATTGTTTCTTTACTTGGCAGTAATATTACTAAGGGTAAAAACGGAATGAACAATATTTTCAAATATATGATGCTATCTCAGATGATGAATGGAAATGGTTCTACTGGAACGGCGAGTAATATGAACTCAATGCTTCCGTTTATGATGATGGGTGGAAATATGAGTGATATGTTTGATGGAATGTTTGATTTTGATACCGTAGATAATACAGATGAAGATGATAATGTAGATGCAGAGGAGGAAGAATAATTATGGGATGTGGAACATGGGATACAGATAGTTTTAGAAGTTATTCAACATCTAAAGGACTTACAACTGATAAGTTAGGATTTGTTACTTCAAGTGTTTCTAATCAAGAAATGTTTAAGGCAAGAGATTTAGATCCTGCACTTGATCCAAAAGATGTTATTAGAGAATGTTGTGATTCTGATGATCACCAAAATACATTGCCAGTGATTTTAGCCCTGGATGTAACTGGATCAATGGGACAAGCTGCCGTAGAGGTAGCTAAGAAGCTCAATAGCATTATGACAAAATTGTATGAAAATATAAAAGACGTTGAGTTTATGATTATGGGTATTGGAGATTTAAGCTGTGATTATTATCCTATTCAGGTATCTCAGTTTGAATCTGATATCCGTATCGCAGAGCAACTTGATAAAATTTACTTTGAGTTTGGCGGTGGTGGAAATATGTATGAATCTTATACAGCTGCCTGGTATTTTGGACTTCATCATACTAAGCTTGATTGCTGGAATCGTGGTAAACGAGGAATTATTATTACTATTGGCGATGAGAGAATAAACCCGTATCTTCCGATGCATGGTAGACGCTCTGGTTTAGTAGATGCCCTCGGTGATAATCTTGAAAAAGATGTGGAGACTCCAGAATTATTTGAAGAGACCACTAAGAAATTTGATATTTATCATATTCACGTAAATCATGGTCGTAATTATGATGAAGAAAATATTGAAAAATCCTTTAAATCAATTCTTGATGAGGAACATTTTAAAAAGGCAAATCTTGATAACATTACAGAAACCATCGTAAATATTATTGTTGGTGCAGCAGAAAAGGATGAAAGTTATATAGCACCTGTATCAGCTATTGATCAGGTAATTACAAATGAAAACGGAGAAATTGTTTGGTAAAATAAAATAGGAGATTGAGATGATGAAAGACATTAAGATTGTGATTGGTGCAAATGCAGGAGATGAAGGAAAAGGTTTAATGACTGATTACTTTTCACAGAAACCTAATAGTATTGTAGTGTGTTCTAATGGTGGAAGTCAAAGAGGACATACCGTAATGACACCGGACGGAATCAGACATGTCTTTCATCATTTTGGTTCTGGAACTTTTAATGGGGCTGTTACATATTTGCCAAAAGAATTCATTGTAAATCCACTTATTTTCGTTCAAGAATTTAAAGAACTGATAAATAAAGGTGTAGTTCCTATTGTTTATGTTCATTCAGACTGTATGGTTTCAACACCTTACGATATGATGGCAAATCATATTGTTGAAGAAAATCGTGGAAAACAAAAGCATGGCAGTTGTGGGTTAGGAATTTTTGAAACCATTAAGAGGTATGAAAGTGACATTACCGATTTTGATAAGGTAAAAGATTATTACCTTGAGAAGTTTGAAAAAGAAGGAATTGTGTTATCTGATAGTTGGAAAAAATTATTTAACGACCAAGGAATATACGAACATTTTCTTGAAGACTTAGATTTTATGAATGACCATATTGAGACAACCAGGGATGAAAGCTTTCTAAATATATTTGATCACATTATTTTTGAAGCCGCTCAAGGGTTATTACTCGATCAGAACAATCTAAAATACTTTCCACATCTTACCCCATCTAACACAGGTCTGAAAAATCCAAAAGAAATTATTGAAAGAGTAAATTGGAATGATGAATTAAATATAGAAGTATGTTATGTAACACGTACATATTTAACCAGACATGGTGCTGGTCCGTTTCCAACAGAATGCAATAAAGACGAAATTAATGCCGAAATGTATGATAAGACAAATGTTCCAAACCATCATCAGGATACTTTGAGATATGGAAAACTAGATTTAAATAAACTTTATCAGAGAGTTATAGCAGATGTAGGAGATTTTGAGTGTGAAAGATCTATTACTATTACGCATTGCAACGAATTTAGAATAGATGATGATAAATTTGGGAAGTTATTCTCAGGCTGGAATATTTATAAATCAGATGGTGAAACACACAATGATATTTTGAGGTATAAAGATGGATAAAGAAAAGTTAAAAAGAGAATTATATAATTTAGCATCATCCGATCAGTACGCAAGATTGTTTTTATCTGTAGAAGATCCTGAACTATTTTCTTGTAGTGTGGATGATACTAAGTATGTATTAAGGCTATTAGTAGAAATATTAACACAGAATTTGTTATCATTTGATGAAAACTGCGAATTAGAAACAATAATAAATAAATTTGCTGGTTTAAATAAGAAAACAAATTCTACATATATAAATGAAATATGTTGGTAAAGGAGATAAAAATGAAAAGTAGAGGTACCGGTTGGAAAGTGGTATTAATCGCAATTGCAATTATTATTGCTGTAGCTCTCATGGCTGTCTTTGGAGTTCAGAGCTATAAAAATAGAGCTATTAATATGGAAGAACAGGTGTTAACTGCAAAATCTGACATAAATATTCAGGAAAAGCGAAGAGTAGATTTACTTGGTAACCTGGTTGATTGCGTAAAGAATTATGATAAACATGAATATGATACATTAAAGGCAATCGTGGACGGTCGTTCATCTGATGACGATAAAGCTGCAGAAATCAAAACTTCTATTAAGGCAGTATCTGAGGCATATCCGGAATTAAAATCCAATGAGAATTATAAACAGCTTATGAATGAGTTGGCAACAACTGAAAATTTAATCGCAAATTATAGAGAAAATTATAATAAACAGGTAAAAATTTATAATGGTTATGTTCGTGCGTTCCCACAGAGTACGTTTCTTGATTTTCTTGGATACGAGAAACAGGATTATAAACTATTAGACTTTGGTGACGACCTTCAGGATGCACCACAGGATTTGTTTGGAGAGGATTAATTTATGAAAAAGAAACAAAAATGTGATAGGCATTTTTATGTGACACTTGGTTGTGGTAAATATTATGCAGTAATAGAAGAAAATGATTGTCATAAAATTTACATAATTTCACCTTGTATATGTGAAAAATGTAAAGATTTTGAATTTGGATCTTTGAGTCCAAGCATATTTCCTCACACA